CCACTATTGGATTATGTTACATGATTGGCCAATTATCTGTATATATTGATCCACATAGATGGCTAGGGGCTTCTCCAACCTCTCCTTTAGTATTCATCAATATGAGTGTAAGTGGGAAGAAGGCAAAGGAAGTAATTTTTACTAGGGTTAAAACTATGTTGGATTCTTCCCCATACTTTCAGGAGAAATTCTGTAGAAATAAACGGTTAATTGATACTATGGAATGGAATGTTGATCCAAATGATAAAGTAAAAAGAAGTGGTCAACAGATTATATTTAAGCCGGGTACGGGGGAATCTTTAAGTGCTTTAGGTGATGATATTTATGGTGGGGCTTGTGATGAGTTGAACTTTTTTAGGATTGTGGAAAAATCTAAACGGGCATTTGGTGATAGATTTGACCCAGCCCAGAAACTATATGATACTATTTCTAGAAGGATGAAATCCAGGTTTTTAAGTGGTGGGATACAATTAGGTAAGTTATTTCTTGTTTCATCTGCACAGGTACCTGAGGATTTTATTGAGCGTAGGATTTTAGAGGCAGAAAAAGATGGTAGTTTAGGGAATACAGTAAAGTATATAAAAAAGAGCCAGTGGGAAGGTAAAAGAGGAGTTACAGTTGCTGGTAGGCCAGTATTTAGTGAACAAACATTCCGGGTGGAGGTTGGGGATGCAAATAGGAAATCGAGGTTACTTGATAGAGTAGATTTGAAAACAAAAGAAGTTATATCTGTTATTGATTCAGAAGCTAGGATTAATGGTAAAGTGATTGAACCACCAATTGATTTTTGGGATGATTTTTATAGAGATTTAGATGGTTCAATACGGGATTTTGGTGGGGAGGTGACTAGGGCTATTAATCCATTTTTTACAGATATAGAAGTAATATATACTGCTGCTGAATCAGGGACTGACCAAGGGCTTATACACCCATGGGCGGCTGAGGAAACGACTCTTGAGGATGGTATGCGGTTACTGATAAATAAAGTTTTCAAGTACAATGAGAAAAAAAAGAGATGGAAACCAATTCGGCACCCAAATAAGGCAAGATATTGGCATATAGATATTTCTTTAAGTGGTGACGCCTTAGGGTTAAGTATTGTGCATACATGCGGTTGGAGGCAGGTATGTCCACAGCCCGGAGTATATGAGGATAGGCCCATTATAGAAACAGATTTAATGTTGAGGGTAGTTCCTCCATATGGTGGTGAGATTAAACTTGGTAATGTTAGGTCCATTTTGTACCAACTTCAGAACCATGGGATGTATCTTGCAGTAGGCTCCTTAGATCTTAAAATGATGTCTTCTGATTTTATGCAGATTGTTAGAACTAAAGGTCTTACTTGTGGGCATCTTAGCGTGGATACAGATTTTACTCCTTACCGAGTACTTAAAGATGTATTTTATGATGGTAGAATGGTTATGTACTCTTATGAGCCAGTAATTACTGAACTTGTGCGGCTAGAGAAAAGGTTGGAAAAGGTTGATCATCCGGCAGACGGCAGTAAGGATGTTTCCGACTCTTTAGCTGGGGCGGTGTATAATTTATTTACAAATGAATTAAGAGTTTCACCAAGGGAGCTTGATGCTAGGTTACCATTAAATAGTACTGTGAAGGAAAAAGATACCTTAGACAGGAGGATGAAGGATGAGGCGGAAAAATTCCGCACTCTAGTGAGGGCAGGGAAGGTGATAAAATGAAGAATATTGATAGATTTTTGAGTAAGTTATTTGGGTTGATGCCAAAGGGGAAAACCGAATTAGTTATTGAAACTACAACAAAAGATCCAGAAAATGAGAATGAAGTAATTATGTTTGACTATTTGCAGAAAAGTGCTGATAGTGGAAAACTTGGGATACCGGTAAAGTGATGGAGTTATAAAACTAATGAAACAAGATAAGGAGAGAAATGCGGGATTTGTGGCCTTAGTGCGTGATACCATGTTTAAGCCAAAATCAGGTGGGCAATCTATAGGGAAGAAAACAACGCAGTTTATTCCAAGGGGGGATGGTGTTAGCGCATATTATGCACTAACTAAATGGTATCAAAATGCTGTAAATCCAAATTTTTCCAGACTAGACCAGTATAAGGTTTTTGATTTTTTGGATAGGAATTTAGCGGAAGGATCTACAGCGTTAAATATATATGCGGATAATATAGTTAGTGGTGCAATTGGTGGGGCGGAGACCTATAAGGTTCTGATTGAAGAAGGTACACCAGATGCTGAGAGGAAGGAAGCATTAATTAAGGATGCGGAGGATAGAACAGGAATAAAAAAACATGTATGGGAAATTGCTAGAGATTTAACAAAATTTGGGGATGATTTTGAGGAAGTGGTAGTGATACAGACTCCTGCTGGAGATTATTTGATAGATAAGTTAAAGAAACTTCCAGAAGGAGAAATTTTCGCAAATGTGGATGAGCGTGGTGTAGTCAAGGATAATGATTATCCATATTATCAGAAGGCTCCGGATATGCCAGATGATGCGCTAATTTATTTTGATTGGTGGAGGTTGATTCATTTCAAAATTGGTAGGGGTACTTATGGTTTTGGTAAATCTCTTTTTTCCAATGCTTCTCAGCGGATAGGTCGGCAATTGCTTTGGATGGATGATTGCTTAGTCATTGGTAGAATTACTAGAGCTTGGATGCGGTATGCGTTTGGGGTGGATGTCACTAATCTGCCACCAGAGGAAGTTTGGGAATATCTGGATAAGTTTAAATCTAGGGTTACTAAAAAAGAAGTTGTAGAGAGGTCAGATGGGAGAATACTCATTGGTGATAATCCGCCAATGGTTGATGAGGATATTTTTTATCCAATTCGTGAAGGATCTAATCAAGATGTTAAAGTACTTAGTGGTGATGCCAATATAGGAAGTATTGATGATATGAAATATGTACAAACTAAGTTTCTTATGGCGGTTTCTGTTCCTAAGGCTTACGTAGGGTTAGAGGCGGATACTAGGTCTAGGGCTACACTTACTCAAATTGATGTACAATTTTCCCGTCAGGTAAGAAGACGGCAATACGAATTGGTACCAGGATTGGAACGGTTTTATGAGATTGTATTTACCTTAGCTGGGATTGATCCAAATAGTTTTGCATGGTCTATACAGTTTCCTGAGTTAAATACTACTGATGAACTACTACAGTGGGAAATGATGAAGCTGAAAGCTGAGGTAGCAAAGACATATGTTATTGATATTGGCTGTCTTAACAATGAATGGATTTATGATAAATTATTAGGATTTACCCAGGAGGAAAAAGATCTTTATGCTGAGATATTTGAAGTTGATGATGAGGATGAAGGTCAGTTTTTATTTACTCCGGAGCAGTCAAGGCAGATTAGGCAAGATCCTGCTGTAAGAACTATTTTACATAATATAAAGGATTTGGTTGCCTATAAGCAAGCTAGGGCGGCTGATGCTAAGGATAAAAAGGAAGTTTAAAAGGGATTATTAATAGTGTTATTGGATATTCTTTTACATGCTATTCCGGTACTGGAGGAAGTTGATAAAAGTTATATAGGGAAATTTAATACTCAAGATCCAATTGCTCAATCACAAACTAATTTATTTATGTCCATGGGGCTAGAAAATCCAGAATTGATGCAGGCTGGGTTTAAACAATATACTCAAGTTATGGGGAATTTTGAGAATGGTATGATTGATATTGTATCCAAGTTTCAAGCTGGAAATATTTCATGGACAAAGGCAGTTCAGGATTTTAAACTACTGTCTGGGGAGAATTATAAAAAGTTATTTACTGCCGGAGCAAGGGCTGTAGGGAATGAATTTTATGATAAATTGGCATTAAATAGGAAAGATGTGTCCTTTTTGAATAAAGCAAGAAGAACTGAGATGCGGTTTTTTAAAGGGTTTTTAAACGATATAAAAGATCCAAAGCATATGCCTTCCAGTAAGATTCCTAGAGATCCAACTACTGGTAAGAAGTTACCTGGATACCGGGTACAAAAATTTGATTATTTAGACAGATCTAAATTTTATTCTGCTAGTGGGAAGGCTCAGTTTTTTAATGGAATGGTGGCTGGAGCTGGTTCTGAAATGGATATATTTTGGAGATTAGGGGTTCCACAAACAGAACATTGTGATGTTTGCCCACAATATGCTAGGGTGAGATGGACTTGGCAAACGATTCCCACAGTGCCTAGATCTGGGGATACTCCATGCTTGTGGAGATGTTATTGCTATTTAGAATTTAAGCCAAAAACTGGTAAAATGCGGGGCGGTGATCCTGATAAGTGGATTAGCCGAGGGATTCAGGCTGGGCAATTACCACCAACAGATACCACTCTTACTCCAGCAGGGAGGATTTTAGATCCTAATACCAGGCTTCCGGCAATAGATGTTTCAGAGTCATTAGTTACAGTACATGATGGTTTAAGGGCTGGGTTGAACAAGGCTAGGCAAATGTTAGAGCTACCACTTAGTAAGTTATCAATGAAGGAGTGGATAAAAACTAGGATTCATCTGAATGATGAATTGATTTTACTACAGGAGCAGTTTCCACAGTATAGATTTTTACCCAAGTTTGCAGTGAAAGATTTAGTGAGTACAGTAAAAAGTGCTGCTAAGATTGGTGGGAAATTAACTCCAATTAACAAGTTACTTGCTGCTGATGAGGTTGTATTTGTTAGAGGTATTTCTTCTGATGTTGGAAGGGTTCAAGTGGTTAATGGAGAAATGGTTCTTGTAAGGCCTTCTGGTGAGATAGTACGGTTGGATGATAGTTCTGATCTAGCATTTTTACTAAAACGTACAGTGGTAGAGCCAAGTTTCTCAGTTTCTGGTACTGGGGAGAAATTATATTTTCATGACCATGTATCTTCTGCTGAGCTTGATATCATACGTGGGTGGAGTAATACTAACTATTCATCAATTAGGGCATATTTGTCTGGTAGGATGCCTATTGAGACAATTGAATGCTTCAAGAAGCAAGGTTTTGATGTAGTTGCTGAATCGGAAAGGTTCAAGGCATTATTTAATAAGTATAAAAATGGAATAAGGGATCAGTCAATTTATAGAGGGCTAGGGAATCTTTCTAAGGAGAACATGAAAAAGTTTTCAAAATTAAAACCTGGGGATACTTTTGATATTGATACTGCTCCTTCTAGTTGGACGTCTAGTCGAGACCAGGCATTATATTTTACTTCTAATGATAATGTTCTTATTGAGTTTCTTCCCGGAAGGGTAAAGAGTCAGGAGTTGGATATTTGGAAATATTCTGAGTTTCCTTCTGAGAAAGAGGTTATTTTAGCTCAAATGAAGGTTCGGGTTGAATCCGCTACTATAGTTCAGGGTAGGTTGGTTATTAAGATAAAAGAGGTTTGATATTTTATCTTAATATAATTATAATAAGATTGAGGAATTATGACTGATATACCAGAAATAACTAATATTATTAGTACTGCTACGGATTGGAAGATGACTAGTATAGAAAATAGAAAAGGGAAGCCAGTGATAAAATCAAAATTAGCCACTGTTGGTGATCCTAGAAAATTTAAAAAAGTATATTATAACAATATCTTTTTCAAAAATAAGGAAGCATACGATTTTTTTGTTGAGATGTATGATGAGGCAGTTAAAGAAGGTTCCAGGGCTCCAAATCAGATTGCTTGGATTAAGTTTCGGGATATTTGGAAACAGTTACCAGATGGATCTTGGACACAATAAAAGGAGAAGGTAAATGAAAAATAGTTTTGATGGAATTATTTCCACATTAGAGCCCGATGAACTGAAAAAGGATATAGTATTGTGGGCTACACTTACTGATATGGTTGGTAGGACACTGAGGTTAGGATATAGAAAGGATTTACAGGATAATTGTGTGTATGTATCAATGACCTTATCTAATTGCATGATTGCTACCATATTATCCTTTGTTGTACTTACTGATGGATTTAATTATTTAAATAAGGAATTATTCCAGTACATTAATACTAACTTCGATAAATTAGAAAAATTGATTACTGTTGTTTGTGCTGAGTTACAGGTGGAGCAGGAAAAGAGTAAAGAGGGTATAAAATAGATATTAAGTCAATTCCTTTTTGTGATTTGAGAAAGGATGAGCGGGTGTTTATAGGGGAACTTGTAAGTATGGCTAGGTCTTCTTCCTCAAAGGTTTCTTGGTGTAAACTGGTGTTAATTTGGGGTTATACGGAGCAGGAGTTAAGATTTTGTATTAATGAATTTGTGGAATCTAAAAAATAAATAAAAAAACTTTCATTTATTTTAACAAATTACTTGACTTTATGTTAAATTAACATTATTATATAAATAAGATGATAAAGACAAAGGAAAACAAAATGAAAAAAGAAACAACAACAACTATTCGAGGGGATGAAAAAGTAACTATCGGAGTTGGTGATTATGTCTGGGTAAAGTCAGAAAGCATCAATAATGATTTCGAATTCAAAGCAGAAGTACTTGATTTTGAGATGGTTAATGGAATGCTTGAAAAACACCCTGAGTTTAAAATTAAGTTTGAAGGCCAGATTCACTTTGTTAATGGTGATGATATCTTTTCAGTAGATAAAAAGTAAGGAAAATAAAATGGAAGAAAAACAATCTTTTTTAATTCCTTCTGGTAAGATTGATAAGGTAACAAAGATTTTTGATAAATACATTAAAAAATTATTAACCTTTAAAAATGGAATCCTTTCCTACACAGTAGGGGAAGAAGTAACAAAATCATTTATTATATCCCATGATGAATTTGGAGTCTTCCAATCCACAGTTTATAGAAAATTTAGATTGGTTACTTTTGATGGTGTTGCTCCTAAGTTGAGGGGGTGGGAATTTATTGCTAGATTGGACCATGACAGGGAATTGGGCACTATGGTGAATGCTATTCCGGGTAAGGAAGTTCCTCTAGAGTATTTTTCTAAGGGGCAAACTTGTGATCATTGCCGGGTTAATAGATTTAGAAAAAATACGTTTATCGTATATAGTGAGGTTGAGGGGTTCAGGCAGGTTGGTAGTACTTGTATTGCAGATTTTCTTGGCCATAAGTCACCAGAGGAAATCTTAAAATTTTATCGTAATATGGTAGAGTTATATACAATTGCTGGGGGCGCAGAAGATTGGGAGGATGATAGGTATTGGAGTTCTGGGTGTAGTAGAGATTATAACAGTTTAAAAAATGTACTTAGTGTTACAATAGCAGTTATTCGTAAGGAAGGTTGGGTTTCCAAAGCCAAGGCTAAAATACAAAATATTCCATCTACAGCAGATATTGTGGGTAGTTATTTTTCTTATGATAAGTCAGAAAATAATCGTCTTTTTCGTAAGGAAGTTAATGAGTTAAGGTCTGATTCTGATGGTGACTTTATTGAAAAATTAATAAAATATTTTAAAGAAGTAGAGGAAACTAATTCATATCTACATAATGTAAAGGCACTCGCAGCCAGGAATTTGGTTCCTGTTGAATATCGTGGTGTTGCTGTTAGTATGGTACCTACTTTCAGGAAATATCTTGGTGAATTATCTGATGGTACAAAGAGCAATTTGTTAAATGAGTATTATGGTGAATTAAAACAAAAAGTAGAATTAAATGGTTTAAAAATTGATAAGATTATTGCAATTGAAGGTGTTTTTGGTTCAGTTAGCATTTACAAATTTACATCACCTAAAGGGCAGTTGTTTGTATGGTTTGCGAGTAGACCACAGAAAGTTTCTGATACAGTATTTTTTAGTGAAGGTAATGTTGTAAATTTAAAAGGTTCTGTGAAAGGTCATAATGAATATAATGGTAGGAAGGAAACTATACTTACTCGATGTAAGTTGGTATTGGTAAAGTAAAATAATTAAAATAAAGGGAGAATCAAAAATGATTTTTTTAAGAGATTATGTTACTAGTCATTCAATGCGTGGTGCCTGTACTTGTGGGAGATGCATTGATGCCCCAGAAAATCCTCAAGAAGTTCAGCCTACCGGCCATATAGCGGATATGATTTTTTTTAAAGTTACCTTAGTAGATAATCCAAATAAAGAAGAATATGAGAGATTAGTACGGGCTTATTTTCCACAATGGCTTGATGGAAAAGAACATGGTTATTTTGAAATTGGAGCTGATCTTGATGATCAGGGAGTTGGATTGCAAGCAATGGGGCTTGGATATTTATTAGGGTTATGGAACCTCCTTACTCCAAGATCAGTGCTGGGTGCTGGTTGTCCGGATGATATAGTTCAAGCAGCTGCTGGGCAGGGTTTGATAACTATTCAAGCTTCTTTACCAGGAGCAAAACCTTTTGACCTTAATAGTCTTTTAAAATCACCAAAGGTGAAATCATGAGAAAAGGTGAAATAAATGAAACGACGATTCGGCAATCTGCCGATAAAGCGGCGGGAAAATTTAATGGCGGCGGGGACAATTCACATGAAGCGGCCCAAGCCGTGCTATTGAAAGTGCTGAAGGGGGAGTCGTGAGTAAAGTAATTCCACTTTTATTAGCGGCTGGCCTTTCAATGCCAACGGGAACTGGCGGTAAGGAAGTTTTTATTGGTACAGATTTGGCTGGATTAAAAGAGGACGCCAGGAAGAGAAGCGAAATGGAAAAAGCCAACAAACCGTCGAAACGGAAGATGAAAAAGAAGAGGGGGAATCATGATCAACAAAGAATTGATTGAATGGGTGGAGGAGAAGATTGAAAACCAGAAGCTCAACATAGAAACGCTTACAACTAAACCTCCGTATGATTCGTTAGTTGGGTATCACAAAAACGAGCTTGCGAACTACCGGAGGGTGCTTGAGATCCTAAAGGAAAAGGGGGAATTATGAACTTATGTGAATGTCAGATTGATATTGATGTTGATTATTTACCTGACTTTCAAAAAATTACGGAACGTACAGCAAGGAAATTACATAAATGCGGGGAGTGTGATAGAGATATTATTCTAGGGGAGTCTTATTTTTACACTGCATCGAAATCTGATGGTCATTTTTGGACATTCAAAACGTGTGCTGATTGCAAATCAATTCGTGATGCCTTGTATTGCGGCGGGTGGGAATATGGCGAGTTATTTACAGAAGTTCGGAACCACATCACAGAGGTAAGTAAAATCTCAGATGATTGCCTTTTGGCAATGACGCCGGATGCAAGAGGGAAGGTCTGTAATATGATACAAGAATATTGGGATGAATGGTGTAATGACGAGGACGAATCATGAACCACCTCCGCCGAGGGTGGTGGGTGATGAGCACCGCAAATAGCTGCATAATTCCGTTGAAGATAATATTCCTACCGCTTCAATGGGCGTGGTCAACTATTTGTGTTATCGTGGGAATTGCACTGGTGGTGTTATGGCTACTCGCTGTTTTAAGTATTTTTCCATTTTTCGTAGCCACTGTCTTTCTTTTTATTGAGCCACTTATCAAGGGTATTCAGGGCGGCGGAAGCCCAATTTACCTAATATTAGTTATCTTGGCATATGTAATCGCCATTCCGACTATGATTCTTCATGATAGGGACGGAATTTATGCCTTTGGAACCGATGCGTGGAATAATTTCGAGGAGCCGTTTCCGGGAACACACAAGTGGTGGGTACTGTTTAAAAAGGGACAACTGAAGGTGCTGAAGGGGGGATCATGAACAAAAAAGAAAAAGACCTGTATTTAATTTGGAGAGCAACCCAACCGAAAAAACCGATTAACCTCGAAACGACATTTCTCGGGCCTTTCTTGGGATGGCTAGAAGGGAGGTTTTATTCATGTGTTCATATTGGAAAATTAAACCCCAATGGAGAATACCGAGTAGTAGCATTTCCTGACATTGAGGGCGAGCACGAATATGACGGCTCTGGAAATACTCGACTCGAAGCGGTATTGGATATTTGCATTCAGATTGCAAAGGAGGAATCATGAACCGCCGTCGCTACATCTACGCCGCAATCGCCCTAGCCCTGCTGCTCTGCTGGACGGCAATCAAGATCGACGAACGATGCGCCCGGAACGAGGCGGAGCGGGAAGCGGTGAGCGTGGAAAAGTTAACCAAGAGTATGAATAGTTATCGGTTGTCGAAGGAGGATTGAGGTGGCAAAAGACAGGTCAAAGGCAAAGCTGTACCGCATATGTGATGAAGATGTCGTTATAGCATATTCTCGGAAAGATGCCATTGAATGGCATTTGAGAGAGTATGGCATTTCCGAAGATGAATTGGACGTAAGAAGAATGTCGGAAAAGGAAATGGAAAAGTTTG